TTTCTCTCTACCGAAAACTCTGATTTCAGGTTTACTTCCACGCTTGTATCTGGTCTTTAATCTTTTGAATGTTACATGAATATCATCAGCGGTAAGTTCTGTTAATGAGCCAGTTGAGAAAGAAGAATCATCCCAACCAATTCTTAATTTAGGTTGGTAAATAGTATTTGTTTCTTTTGAGAAGAATTTTAATTGTCCATAATCATTAGTATCACTTTCTAATGATGAATCGTATTTTAAAATAAATCCTTCGTTTGGTAAAGAACCACTAATCCATTCATCCATTGTTACTTTAACATCCATTTGAATATCAGATGTTTCATATGAGAATGATTGTGATGAGTATGAACCTGTAAACCAAATTCCGCCCTTACCATTAAATGAACCAGTTGTATCCGAAGAATGATTTTGCCCAGTCATCCAATCTGTACCAGTTCTGACAGAGTTCCAAGAAACACCATCAGTTGTAATATCATCGAAACGAGTACCAATACCCATTTCCCATGATTGAGTTACTGCATATGCATAAATTGTATAATCGATTGGAATCTCAGAAGATTCACATTCTCTTAAAATCATTTCAGCAGAACTCATAGTGATATCACCACTTACAATAGAAGATGAAAGTTCTGTTGTATCAAATTTAATTAAAGTGTGTGCAATATCTTTAAGATTTCCATAGTAAGTTTTAGAAATCTCTAATATCTCGTCTAACCCAGTATTTTGAGTTGGTTGTTGTAAGTAGATTGATGCATCTTTGGATGCTGTTAAAAAGTAATACATTATACAACCCTCCCTTTTATATCTTTATTTGGAAACTTAACTTCAAAAACCGATGGGTCTAAAGATGGATAAACCATTTTAGATTTTGTTGCATCTAAAATATTATAAGAATGACTTGAATAGTTTCCTAAACATTTGTTTACAATTTCACACTTGGGAACTGATTGAACACCCTCTACACCGGCAATAAGAAGCTCTACCTCTGAAATATTAATTGGCATATTAAACGTCCAATTATCAATGTTGAAATATTCTTTTAATTCACTAATACATCGAGTTAAAACTTCTCTCTTATTATATCCACCATAAACTCTAATTTCAAAATCCACACCGATGTTTATAATAAATCCATCAATTATATTAACACCATCTGTTAACATTCTATATTCTCCAAGATATGTTTTTAGATTTTGTTTAACTGCCTTATTTAATGTTGATAAATATTTATTTGAATCATATCCAAGTACATATAAATTTATAGCAAAGGGGTTGTTTTTTTCATTTATATTATTTTTCTTTCCACTTAAAAATCTCCTAACTTCATCTTTTATTTCCTGTTCAGTAGAGTTAGAATCTTTTAGTGATTGAATAAGTCCTGCAAATTCTTCTAAAGAATCTGGGTTATTCAAAATAGATGATGGTGAATTATTATCAAGTTCCCCATCAGGTGCACAGTATGCTTTTGCAACTCCACCATATTTTGGTGGTAACGATAATGCTCTTACTTGATAGTCTTTACGAGTTACTGCTCTGTTTTGAGAACCAAAGTTTGCTAATGAATTTTCTCGAATTTCATCTATACTTTCCTCACCTCTACCTCCTGTTGCAGGTTCTTCATTATCAACTGCAACTGAGTTTTTCATTTTATTATATAAAGCAATATCATTTTCAGAAAATGTTTTTACATCATCATCAAATTCAATTTTTTTAATTGTTGTTAATTCACCTTTAGCTGTGTTTGCACCAACTCCACCACCTACTAAATAAGATATGGTAAAAGTTCCTGTTGGGGCTTTACCATATGATGTTGTTTTTAAGAAATTAGCCGGGTCAAATGAAGCACCCAATCTATCAATAGACGAATTTAAGCCCAATCCTACATTTTTAAAATTTGGAATAAGTGTTTCATCATTTTGACCAGTACCACCACCGAATATAATAGAAGTAGTATTATCAGAATTAATCTGTGTTGTGAATCTTCTTGATGTTTTTATCAACTTCAAAACACTTGGAACAGAATCTTTAAATTGAGCAAGGTCTTTGTCAGTTTGTTCTGATGTTGGATAATCAATATAAACCATTTCTTGAGCAAGATATGGAACTTTATACCATTTATTTCCATTCTCATCACGAACATCATAGATATCAATTACATTTTTATTCGCTATATCAATTTTTGAAAACTCATCAGGACTCGTTCCAAAATCATAAGTTATTGTTTTTAGTTCTGCAGAGATTGCATTTACATATTTTTTAATCAAATACTGAGTTGGTTCGTTTGTAGTTGAATTTCTACTATAAACAGATATCTCTCGTTCATCCTCATCATTAAAATCTAACAACTCAGTTGTTCTAAATTTTGTATTTGATTTAGAAGCTTCAACAATCATTCCCTCTTTAATTCTCAAATAATAATCAGAATCAGGTCTAACATCTGCACCAGTTCCTGTAGCCGGAACTAATTGGTAAACACTTAACTTTACTATTGCAGGTGATGTTACTTTTGGTTGATATCCAAGATACTTTGCTAAAGCTAAAACATTTTGTTTATCCTCAGCATATAACATTAATGATTCTTTTAATGTATCATCGGTATAATACGCTAAAATATCACCAACATATGATGCCATTTCAATGAACATCATACCTGGAGATGATTCGTTAAAGTCAGAATACGTTTTAGGGAAATAAGTTTTAGTGTAATCTATTAAATTTTTTCTAAAAGATGCAAAATCCTTACTAAGATATCTAATATCTCTATCTTGATTACTCTTCTTCGTTATGCTATTTATTTTTACTGCCATTGTGTTATCCCTGTACTGTAAATGTTATTTCTTGTGTTTCTATTTGGTCACCAAGAGAAAATTGGATAGATACGTTTGCTCTATTTCTATCTTTCATTTCGTCTGTCATTTCTACTTCTATATCTTCTATCGTAACATATGGTAACCAGAATGAAACACTATCTAAAATGGTGCTCTTAATTCTATCACCAAATAGTTCATCATCAATTTGTTCGAATAACAATTCTTTTAATCCTGTACCAAAATTTGGTTGCATTACTCGTTCTCCACGAGAAGTTAGTAACAAATTTATCAAATTAGATTTTGCTTGCTCAGCGGAAGTAAACGCCTGTTCAAAATATCCTCCTTGGCCGTTCTTAATTGGCAATGTTATACCATACGCATAAGAATCAAATTCTTCCGTATCCTTTATAACTTTTCTACCAATTACATAAGCCATATCTGTTTATCTCCAAAAATATATTTACTTTTTAAATCTCTTAACTAATTCAGAATTATCTCTATTTAATATTCTATCTAATCCTGGTAAACCTGTTTGAACACCAAGTCCTGTTTTTCTAACACCACTCGATTTCATATCACCATAACCCATTTGTGCTGCCATTGAAGCTCTCATTCCATCCAAACCAGCCCCTGCTCCTTGTTGGGTAAATGTAACAGTTTTATCCATACTTTCATTTACAGGTTCTTGTTGAAAATTATCCAATACTGATTTAGTAGTTGGGGTCCCCTTTCTTTGTTCTGCTGTAAATGGTTGTGTTTGATTTAACACTTCATTTAAAACAGAGTTTTTTGTGAATTGTCTTTTGGGTTGTTCTCTTTCTTCTTGTAAAGCCTGCTCTGCCATTAAGAATGGGTCTACTTCTTCTTCCACGATTTGCGTGGAGGAAGTAGCAACACCCCCCTTCTCCTCCAATAGAGTTTTAACTCTACGATTAACTTCTTCTTCTAAAATCTTTGGAAAGGTTTTAGTTAAGAATTGTTCATGTTTTTTAGCAACTTCCGCCTCAACAATTACTTTAATTAATTTTGCTATTTGCTTTGAATCCATTTTTATTTGTTTTCTTTTATCTTAATATAAATATATTCTTTATCATTTTATAGTAGATTAACCAGGAACTGTCCATCCCTTCCAACTTCTTATACCAGGAGCGGGTGGGACCGTTGGAAATCCAGGATACATAGAAACTGTAATATAAATTCCACTAACAGTTGTAAGATGTATTTTCATTCCATTTACTAACTTGTTTAAAAAGTCATTAATATTGTTTGTGGGAAATTCTGGTCCGGTTGGTGACCAGTTACCAGGATTAGTAACCATTGCAGCTGTTGAGGTTATATTTGCTATTGCACCATCTGCCGGAATTATTGGGGGGATTCCTGTTACCAACTGCCCCCCTGTCCAATATCCAACTACCGCCTTTCCCAAATCATCTATAAAACTATGAGGACCTTCTTGTACAGCAAAGGCCTTTTGACAAGCAACAGTTGCCAAAGTTTGCATTATTTGTTTGTTCGGTTTTTGTAGTGGTATATTATTTGTTGTTTGAAATCCCCTACGAATACACATATCATATTCATCGGTTAATTTTTTTGCAAAATCATTATAGGAACTAACCCCCGATTGATTTGACATATACGCAAACATTGATGTTTTAAATAGTGAGAATGACATTTTTACTCCGTATAATTTAAAGTAGAAAGTATAGTGTCCAATTTACTCTTAATTGCATTATATTTTGGAGCATTTACAGGAGGTCCGGATGGGCCGGATGGGGTTGGATGAGTTTCCGATGCTAATTCTGTTAATATCTCACTCAGTATATCAACTAAAGCCTGTCCCCTAACTAAAGGCTGCTCCGTTTCTTCAGTATTCAAATATATTTCACCACTACCTCCCAAAAAGTACATATTATTATCATTGGTGGTAGTTCTATATTCACCATTTAAATCTATTTCAGCTCCAGCATTTCCATTATCAATTGTCAACTTACCATCAGATATGAAAGAATAATCTCCTTTAGAATAGAAAATCATCTCAGAATTTTTAGCAGATAGAATTAATCTACCAGTATTTACTAAAATTTGGTCAGTCCCCTTTAGTTCATCAGGTGGTTGGTGATACACAGGTTCTGTTTCAAATGGGTTATCTTCTGTTCCAGGTGTGAATCCTAACAAATAATCTCCACTCGTAATAGCTATGGTAGAACCGTCTTCTACAATATTTTCTTCCGTAATTTCAAACTCTTTTAAATCTTCAAGTGATTTATCATTTTGTCTATTACGAATTATGATTGTTGGTGCAAATATATTGTCCTCGTTATTGTATCCACTAAAACGAATTGATTGACCAAAACGAGATTGAATTATTTTATCACCCTCGTAAAACTTTAATGGGTTTATTTTATTAAACTCAAAATATTCACCAAGTTTATTTTTTCTATCATCACTACCACCACCACTTGGTGTTCCTGTTTGAGATGAAGTGGAATAATCAGAGGAGTTATTACTTGAATTTTCAGTTGGTAATCCTTTTAATAATGCATCTTCACTTGCGTTACCAATGTTTACATCGGGATTGTATATTCTTTTATAGTGGGGTCTACCTGCAACATCAACCAACTCAACTACCTCGCCCAATAAAGGAATCCCCTCATCTATATTATACGGCGGATATGGTGTTACATCTGCTAAATCATATGAAGCATCTTTTCGTGATACTATTTTTGCATACCCCAATAGTGGTTCTTTATCAGAAACATCAGATGATATATCATCGGGTATAGTTATTGTTTCGAATTCAGAATCATCAAGATAAACAAAGACTACCGTTCCTGTATTGGCCCCACCTCCAAATAATTTAGGTTGTTTATTTGAGAAAAAACTACTATTTGAACTCGATAACCGTCTACTCATTTTTACCTACTTTCATTTTAAGTTCTTCTATTTCATTTGTAAGGTTATCAACCTTGATATCTTGTTCGTCTGCAACTTCAGCAATTGTTTCATCTAATTGTTTTAGAAGTTGTTCCTTTTCCTCATCTGATAAGAATCCACTATCACCTTCGGCCTTATGTTGAGCACCAATGATACGTTGAGCAATTGCTGCCATCTTGATTAGAGCATCATCGTTCTTTACTGATGTATCAACTAAATCTTTGATGATAGGACCAATAACTGCCATATCACCTGCATGTCTAATCACCTTTTTCATTTCAGCAATCAGTTCTGAGATTCTTTGTTT